GAGTTTTCAAATAGTAAATAGAAAAGGATTAATAAATTGGATAAATGATTACGACCTTTTTCATAATGCTTTTGATAATTACGAGCAATTAAAAGAAAGATGTTTAAAGGAGTCCGACAATGAAAGCCTTAGAAATCTATAAAAAATCTAATTGGGGTAATGTTTTAGTCTATCCGGCTTGCGAGGATGCGAAAATATTTACTACCTTATTAGGAAAGAAAACTTTTCACGAAGAGGATATAAAATATATAAGAAGACTCGGTTATTCTTTTAAGGAAGTGTTGCCAGTCTTTGAGAGGGAAGAATGAAAACTATAGTTGAAAATAAAACCACTTCTATAACTACTGATAATGTCCGGGTAACAATAGAAGAAGATGATGAACGGGTGTTTATTTCTGTTAGTGAAAAGAGAAGAACAGCAACGGGGGATTATGATTCTACCGAAGAAGTAACCACTAATAATTTATCTATTACAAAAGCCCGGGAATTAAGCTTAATGATTATTGACTAAAAAGGAGGTAAAAAAGAAAGGGGACTCGAAAGGGTCCCTTTTTTTGTTGACAAATAAAAAGTATTCTAGTATTTTGGAGGTTATGTATATTTATAATAACCCGAAACCAACCCTTGCTGATGCGTGGGAGGTTTTACAATTGGAGGATAAAACATTGAATATAATTGAAGTAACAGAACTAAAGGACCTAAACCCGGGGGAGTATTTCAAACTAAAGCCGGAATCTAAAAAGGTATATATAAAAGGGGAGTATTTAAGAAAGGAAAAAAGATTTTCTTGTACTGATTTTGAAGATATAAACAAAGAAAGATTTTTAAAACCTACAACTGTTATTTGGACACAGTTTGAATTTTAAAAGGAGGGAAAGAAAAGAAAGGGAGCCTACAAGGGCTCCTTTTTTTATGGGCGGTTACTTTTGCGTTAGCTGTTAAAGCCTCTCTAGCCTTGTTGGGTCTCTGGAAACCTGAGAGGCTCTTTAAGGCTCCATAGAGCCCCGTTAAGCTTCAAAAGACTATGAGCCCTCCTCCCCTATTGCTTAGATTGTTTAGAGCCTGTAAGGCTTTGTTTTTACTGTATAGCTTTGGTTAACTCTGTGAGGTCTTTGAATTATTTTACTAGCTCTAAATAGCTCTCATTTACTTCGTAAACCTTGAAAGCCTTCAAAGCTAGAGAGGATTTCCCCGGAACTCTGTTAAGTTTTAGAAGCTTTGATAGCCTGTGAAGCTTTGCAAGTCTTGAGAGACCCCCGGGGCAGGATGACCACCCCCCATCCCCCCTATATATACTAAATTCCATACATTTCAAAGGGTTTTGAGTTGTTAAGTACAGGCTTGGTCGCGGGCAGTGTAACCTATGAAGTACATCAAAGGGCTTGTAAAGTCTATATAGAACTATATAGTAGAAGGGTGAGGTTGGGGGTATACTTTAACCTCGGAAGGTTAATTACATTATACAGTCTAATTCTCAATCTGTCAAGGACTATTTAATTTATTTTGTTTTATACTTGACACATTCTAATCTCAGGTCTATAATAAGCATTCTATGGCTTTACCAACAGCAACTAAAAGAACTTTAACAGAAAAACAAGAATCTTTCCTTAATAATCTCATTGAGACCAAAGGAGATTTAAAGCTTTCTGCTGAACTTGCAGGCTATGCAGGAAATCACTACCAAGTTATAAATAGTCTTAAACAAGAAATAGTTGAATTAGCCTCAACAGTCCTCGCAAGGGAAGCACCTAAAGCAGCTTTTAAGCTCGTTGAAGTCATGGAAGGCGATACTGCTATACCACAAGCAAATGTAAAGTTACAAGCAGCTCAAACAATCCTTGATAGGGTTGGTGTTGCTAAAACAGAACGCTTAGACATTAATCAAAATGTTAATGGTGGTATTTTTATATTGCCTGAAAAGCAATTAATTGATATTAAGGAAGAAGACTATGAAGATATTTCTGACTGAGTATCAAGAAGAGGATATCATCTATGCAGGATTAAATATCTTTGCAGAGTCTTTTGAAGAAGCAGAGTCCATAGCAGATATACATGGTTTAATTATTGTAGGTGAAATTACAGAGATAGTCTATCAACCCGAGTTTGCTAAAAATAACTATCTAGATACAATTAAGATGCCTACAGAAAAAAGAATACTTCATTAATATGGCTACAAAAAAGAAAAGCACAGTAAACAAAGCAGGTAACTATACCAAGCCTACAATGCGTAAGAATCTTTTTAATAAGATTAAAGCAGGAACTAAAGGCGGTAAAGCAGGTCAATGGTCTGCACGTAAGGCTCAGATGTTGGCTAAAGAATACAAAGCTAAAGGTGGAGGGTACAAGTAATGGCTCTTAAAAAGTCTCAGAAGTCTCTCAAGCGTTGGACTAAACAGAAGTGGAGAACTCCTAGTGGTAAGAAGTCCTCTGAAACAGGAGAGGTCTATGCTCCTGCTAAAACTATTAAGAAACTTAAGTCGACTCCTAAAGGTCGTAGTAAATTAGCAGCAGCTAACAAAAAGAAAAGAGAAGCAACTGCAAAAGGTAAGCAACATGCTAAACATGGTTTGCATAAAGGAAAGAAAAGATAATGGCAGAAAAAGATAGTAGATTAAAAAGAGCAGGAGTATCCGGCTACAATAAGCCTAAAAGAACTCCTAGCCATCCTAAGAAGTCTCATGTTGTTGTTGCTAAAGTTGGTGACAAGGTCAAGACTATTCGTTTTGGTGAACAAGGAGCCAGTACAGCCGGAAAGCCTAAAGCAGGTGAATCAGCTAGAATGAAGGCTAAAAGAAAGTCTTTCAAAGCACGTCATGGTAAAAACATAGCTAAAGGAAAAATGTCAGCAGCATATTGGGCTGACAAGGTTAAGTGGTAGACTATGGCTCAGTTAGGTAGCAATGAAAAGCCAGTTTTAATGACGAACAAAAAAAATCGTGGACGTGTAGGTAAAGGTTCTCGTTTAAGACCTTCCACAGTTTCTCAAGAACAATTTGATAGCAATTGGGATAAAATCTTTCATAAAGGTAAGTAATGCCCCAAGAAGGCTACATTAAAAAGAAAAGTGTAACTATTCCGTTTGGTTACGAACAATCTGAAATCAAAGGCTATCTCAAGCCAATCCCAAAGCAACAAGAGCTCCTTCTCAAATATATTGCTTTGGTTCAAGAAAAGAAATCCTCACTACGTGAAGCAGCAGAGCAACTCTCGCTAGAAGCCGATAGAAAAATCAGTCACGTAGGACTATCTAAGATTATAAAGAAAGTAACTCCTAAAGAACCTAGGAGTCGTTTTACTGTGGCTACGCAACGCAAACGAGCTTTAGCAAAAAAAGAAAAAGAAATAAAGAAAGTTAAAGCTAAGATAGCAGCCCAAGAAAAGAAAGTAAAAGAAGAAAAAGAAATAATCAAGAAAGCAACAGAGCCTACAAAAAGTACTGTTGTTTTAGATAGTGATTTTGAAAAGGTTTCTCCTTCTGTTCAAGAGATGTTAAGAGACTCTAAAGTTATCTTTCATCCTAATGAAGGACCACAAACAGAATTTCTAGCAGCCGATGAAAAAGATGTTCTCTATGGTGGGGCTGCCGGTGGCGGTAAAAGCTACGCAATGATAGTAGACCCACTACGCTATGCACATCGTCCTGCCCACAGAGCTCTCATACTAAGACGTTCTATGCCAGAGCTTAGAGAAATGATTGACAAGTCTCGTGAGCTTTATCCTCAAGCTTTTCCCGGTGCTAAGTTTAGAGAGGTTGAAAAGCTTTGGAACTTTCCTTCAGGAGCGAAAGTAGAGTTCGGCTTCCTAGAAAGAGACGCAGACGTATATCGTTATCAAGGACAAGCATATAGTTGGATAGGCTTCGATGAAATTACACACCTACCTACAGAGTTTTCATGGAACTACTTAGCCTCTCGTTTAAGAACTACAGACTCTAGTATTAAAACTTATTTACGTTGTACTGCAAACCCCGGAGGTGTTGGTTCTCATTGGGTTAAAAAGCGTTACATAGAACCTAACGAATCTAATCAAAGCTTTTTAGGTTCTGATGGTCTAACACGAAAGTTTATTCCGGCAAAGCTAGTAGACAATCCATACTTAGCAAAGGATGGTATCTATGAGCAGATGCTAAAATCTTTACCACCCTTACAACGTAAACAACTCTTAGAGGGTAATTGGGATGTAGCAGAAGGAGCTGCATTTGTAGAATTTGACCCTACAATGCATGTAATTACTCCATTTGAGTTACCGATAGCTTGGGAAAGAGTTAAAGGAATTGACTATGGCTATGCCTCAGAAAGTTGTTGTTTATGGGGAATTATTGATTTAAATGATAATACTTTGATTATTTATCGCGAATTGTATCGAAAAGGCTTGACAGGTGAGGAATTAGGGGCTATAATAACCGATATGGAGATAGAAGACCCTTTCTCCGTAAATGGTGTATTGGATACCGCAGCATGGGCAAATACAGGCACGACTGGTCCAACTGTAGGTGAAGCATTACTTAGAGCCGGACATAAGCTAAGAAGAGCAGATAAAAACAGAGTGCAAGGTAAAATACAAATACACGAATATTTAAAAACAAGAGAAAGTGGCAGACCGAAGTTACAGATATTTAATACGTGTCCTAACTTGATAAGAGAATTACAAAGTATTCCTCTGTCCAAAACTAACCCTGAAGATGTGGATACTCACGCTTCAGACCACGCATATGATGCATTGCGTTATATGATAATGAGTCGACCTCGAATGGAGAATCCATTGGAGCGTTTACGCGGTTTTAAAAGAGAAATCTTTAAACCTGCTGATTCAGACTTTGGATACTAAGTATGGCAGAAGAGAATACATTTTTAAACTCTGACAATATCTACGTAGATGTTGAAGGAGAATCAGGAAAAACTTTAGACTTAGAGTTTGACCAGAAATTAAACTTAGTAGGTATTATCAATAGTCGGTATGCTAAAGCAGAAGATGCTAGAGAAACTGACGAAAGAAGATGGTTAAGAGCTTACGAAAACTACAGAGGGCTCTACAAAAAATCAGTCAAATTTAGAGACTCAGAAAAATCTAGAGTCTTTGTTAAAATAACTAAAACAAAAGTACTAGCTGCTTTTGGACAATTAGTTGATGTTATATTTGGAACCGGTAAGTTTCCTATAGGTATAGCAGAAACAAAGCTACCCGAGGGCGAAAAGGAAAATGCACACCTCGACCCACAAAATCCTACACCGAGTTTAGAAATAAACGAAGATAATTTAGGTAATGTTGTAGGTGACCCATTCGATGTAGGATACGAAGGAGATGGTCGTACATTACCTGCAGGTGCTACGTTTCCAAAAATAGAAAGCATTGAACAAAAAGCGAACGAGATGTTAGCAGATGGCTTTAGTGCTATTCCTGAAATCCCTGAAATAAGCCCTGCAGAAAAAGCTGCAAGGCGAATGGAAAAATTAATCCATGACCAAATAGAAGAATCAAACGGTTCTTCGGAAATAAGAAATGCTTTACTTGAAGCAGCTTTATTAGGAACAGGCATCGTTAAAGGACCATTTAACTTTAACAAAAAATTACATCAATGGTCAAATGAAGGGGGCGAAAGAAACTATAATCCTTTACAGGTTAGAGTACCACGTATTGAGTTTGTTAGTTGTTGGGATTTTTACCCAGACCCTGCAGCTACAAATGTAGAAGAATGTGAATATGTAATTCATAGACACAAAATGAACAAAAGTCAATTAAGGCAACTAAGAAACATGCCTTACTTTGACGAAGAAGCAATACGTAGTTGTATCCAAATGGGAGCTAACTACGTAGAAAAAGATTTTGAAAGTCAACTTAAAGACGACTCTAGAGAAGATGACTACGGAACAAACTTTGAAGTTTTAGAATATTGGGGCATTATGGATGCTGAATATGCTAGAGAGGTTGGCATAGATTTAGATGATGCTGTTGATGACCTAGACGAAGTACAGATTAATGCATGGGTATGTGGAGACAAATTGTTACGAGCAGTTATTAATCCATTTACTCCATATCGCATACCTTATAATGCATTCCCATACGAAAGAAATCCATATAACTTTTTTGGTATTGGAGTCGCAGAGAATATGGATGATTCTCAACAAATTATGAATGGTCACGCTAGAATGGCTATTGATAACTTAGCTTTAGCAGGCTCTCTTGTTTTTGACGTAGACGAATCTGCTTTAGTCGGTGGGCAGTCAATGGAAGTCTATCCGGGAAAAGTCTTTAGAAGACAAGCAGGAATGCCCGGACAATCAATATATGGCTTGAAGTTTCCTAACACTGCTCCAGAAAACATGATGATGTTTGACAAGTTTAGACAACTTGCAGACGAACAAACAGGCATACCGAGTTACTCTCACGGGCAAACAGGTGTTCAAAGTATGACAAGGACTGCTTCCGGCATGTCCATGTTGTTAGGGGCTTCTAGTTTAAACATAAAGACTGTAATAAAGAATCTTGATGACTTTTTATTAAAGCCTTTAGGAGAATCGTATTTTCAATGGAACATGCAATTTTTTGAAGGTGGTCTTGATGTTAAAGGTGATTTAGAAGTTAGAGCTACAGGAACAAATAGCTTGATGCAAAAAGAAGTACGAAGCCAAAGGCTGACTATGTTCTTACAGACTGCACAAAGTCCGGCTATTGCTCCTTTTGTTAAAATTTCTAAACTCGTAAGTGAATTAGCCTATAGCTTAGACTTAGACCCTGATGAAATACTCAATGACCCTGAAGAAGCAGCTATCATGGCACAAATAATAGGAATGCAAAATGCTAACCAAACAGCAGGCGAAGAAGCTAACCCCGGTGGTCCACAACCCGCAGGTATGGGAGGCTCTGAAGGAGCACCTCAATCACCTCAAGAACTTGGACCAACAGGCACTGGTGGTGGCAACATCGGAACAGGAAATGTTCCGGTTGCAGGGGAAACTACGTTCTCTGGTACACCTAGAGCAGTTGGAGGAACAGGTCAAGGAAGCCCTGAATAGAAGAGAAGATTAATATGGCTAAGAAAAAATTAACAGATTTAACAGGTGATGGGAAAATTACTCAAGCCGATGTGCTAAAAGGAAGAGGAGTATTTCAAGAAGGGGGTGACGTAGACACTCAAATGGAAATGATGCTCGGAGGAGTTGAAGAGGTTCAAGAAGAACCTATGCTTCCTGACGAAGAAATGGAAGAAGATTACGTAGACTATGTTGTAGAAGAAACATTGTCAGACGAAGATACGAATTATTTATTAAACGCTCTCGAAAAAGACGCTAAGCTAAGTGAACTTTTTGACCAAGTAGTTGAGAGTGCAACAGAATTTACTGGTTCTGGGACTGTAGAAGGTCCGGGAACTGGTAGGTCCGATTCGATACCGGCAAGGTTATCGGATGGTGAGTTTGTCTTTACTGCTAAAGCAACTGAAGAACTTGGAGCTGACAATTTAATGTCAATGATGAGAGAAGCAGAACGTGAAGCAGATGAAAGACAACAAGCTCAAGATGGTGGGCTAATAGAAGAAGAAGAAACTGTTACAATGCCGGTTGAAAAACCGCAACAACAGGATATAAGAGTTCAGAAAGAAACTGTTGGAGCTCGTGCAGGAATGCAAGAGCAATCGGAACTAGTTGATGATGAACTTAAAAAATCTATGCTTTCTACTAGACCATACGTAAGGAGCTAACAACCGATAGAGCTACCCTAGGCATAGGCACTTTATCACAATAATAACCGAAAGGCTACCTTTACAAGACAAGCCCTGCAAGTGCACACGCAGCTACCTTGTTAAACGAAGCCCTGAGTAGGAGAAAAGAAAATGACTGAACAAGTCGTACAAGAGGAAGAAGTTCAAGCTAATCCTTATAATAAAAACAAAGCTTGGCATAAAGGAGACGATAAACCTTTTGTTTCATCAGAAAGTTTATTTTACGCTGAAGCTACAGAGAAATCTGAAGTAGAAGATGTAGAAGAAGTCGAAGCAGTTTCAGAGGATAAACCTTATAAGAAACCCGACTATAAAAAACGCTATGATGATTTAAAAAAACATTATGATAGTAAACTTAATGAGTTCAAAAGTCGAGAACAAGAGTTATTGGATGAAGCTACTAAAAATAGAACTGAATACAAAGCTCCTAAAACTGAAGATGAGTTAGAACAATTTAAGAAAGAATATCCTGATGTGTATGAAGTCGTAGAGACTGTTGCCCATATGCAATCGGAGACTAAGGCAAAAGTTCTAGAAGAACGTCTTAGCAAACTCCAAGAACGTGAGCAAGATTTAATACGTCAAGATGCAGAAAAAAGGTTAGTTGAAAAACATCCTGATTTTGAAAATATCAGAAACAGCGATGAATTTCACGGGTGGGCACAAACGCAACCACAGTCTATCCAAGATTGGGTATACAGTAATAGCGATGATGCAGACCTAGCTTCTAGAGCCCTTGATTTATTTAAAAGGGATTTAGGATTGGATGTTTCTCAAGTAAGAGAGTCATCTTCTAAACCAATGACACAATCGGCTGCTGATATGGTTTCTACCAAAACAACAAGTGTAGAGCCTAAACAGGAAAAGATTTGGTCAGAAAAGGAGATTGCTGCACTAAGCATGGATGAATTTGATAGATATGAACAAGAAATCAGTTTAGCTATGCAAGAAGGCAGAATCGTAAAATAAACTATAACTATAACTTAAAGGAGAATGTATCATGGCTCAATTTTTTGAACCTTCAACGGATACCAACGCAAACTTTGCTAACTCCGTAAGTGGACAGACTAATAGTTTCTTTTTACCTTCGGTTTACTCTAAAAAGGTTTTAAACTTTTTTAGAAAAGCCTCGGTAGTTGAAGCTATTACGAACACCGACTATGCCGGTGAGATTTCCGCTTTCGGAGATTCTGTAAAGATTATTAAAGAGCCAGTAATTTCTGTATCAGCGTATACAAGAAATTCTGACACAACTGAAACTAGACTAACTGACCAAGAGCTTTCTTTGGTAGTTGACCAAGCAAATGCTTTCAAATTCATCGTAGATGATATTGAAACTAATATGTCTCACGTCAACTTCAAAGAGGTTGCTACTTCATCAGCCGCTTACTCATTGAAAGATGCGTATGATGCTGCTGTAATAGCTGAGATGTTTGCCGGAGTTTCTTCATCATCTCCAGACCACGTAATAGGTTCTGACAGTGCTACTGCTGACGCTACTATGGCTCACGCAACTAACTCTGTTGACCTATTAGGTTCTGACGGAACTGGTGTTGATGCTCTAGACCTTATGGCTAGAATGGCTAGATTACTAGACGACCAAAATATACCTGAAGAAGGTAGATGGTTTGTTGCACCTCCTTCGTTCTACGAAGAGTTGTCACAGTCTGGGTCTAAACTTCTATCTGTTGATTTCAACGCAGGTCAAGGCTCAATCAGAAATGGTTTAGTATCAACTGGAAAACTACGTGGATTCGACATGTACAAGTCCAATAACATTGCTGCTACAAGTAATGCTAGTGGTAAAGTACTTGCAGGACACATGAGTTCTACAGCTACTGCACAAACTATTCTTTCAACTGAAGTGTTGAGAGACCCAACATCGTTTGGTGACATAGTTCGTGGATTGCACGTATACGGAGCTAACGTACTTAGAGACGAAGCTTTAGTATCTGCTTTTTACGTAGTAGACTAATACAAAAATCGGAGGGGTCTTAACGGACCTCTCCACCTTTTATGGGAGATATAGATGTACGGAACAAAAAGAACAAAAAAAATGTATGGTGGAATGGCTAGAAAAAAGAAAGGTCATGGTGGACGTATGATGTATAAAGATGGTGGAATGCCTAAAGCCAAACCTTGTTAATATGAAAGTTAAAGCACCTAAAGGCTACCATTGGATGAAAGATGGTAAAGATTATAAATTAATGAAGCACACTGGTAAGTTTGTAAAACATAAAGGTGCAAGTCTTACTGCTAACTTTGCAATTCAAAAGCAACATAAAAAATAATGGCAACAACATTTCTTACACTAACTAACGATGTTCTGCGAGAACTTAATGAAATTGAATTAACTTCATCTACGTTTGCTACTGCAACAGGAATTCAAAACTTTGTTAAAAACTCTATTAACAAATCTTTAAACGACATTGCAAATGAAGAACCACAACTTCCTTTCTTTGCAGTTGCAGCTAGTGGAGGAACAGACCCTTTCTATGGTAACGTAACTGTAGAAACTACAGCAGGTACTAGATGGTACTTGTTAAAGTCTGGTAGTTCTAGTATAACTACAGACTATTCATCCGTTGATTGGGATGATTTTTATATTACAACAATAAATGTAAGTGGAGAAACAGCTCCTTATGTTTCTAAAGGCTTAGAATTTATTACATTAGAAGATTGGACACGATACTTTAGAGATTCAGAAAATTCAGATGACGCTGATTCTCAAAACTATGGAGAACCGAAATATGTTATTCGTAGCCCGGACCATCGTAAGTTTGGATTAAGTCCTTTACCTGATAAAGTTTATAACGTGCATTTTTATGCATATAATGCACCCACAGCTTTGTCAGCTTATAGTGACGAAATAGTATTTCCAGACCAGTATGCTAATGTAATAACTGCTAGAGCTCGTTACTATGTGTGGCAGTTTAAAGAAAGCCCACAACAAGCAGCTTTTGCTTTAGATGATTATAAAAAAGGATTACGACATATGAAATCGAATCTTATAAATCCTTCACCAAATTATATTACAGACGATAGGAGATACTTTTAGTGGCACAGTCGCAACCTTATACAGTTGCATGTGATGGTGGTTTAGTTAAGTCTGCTAACTCAATAGACTTATTAAGAACTCCCGGTGTAGCAATAGAATTAAGAAACTTCGAAGTATCTACAGAGGGTGGATACAGACGTATTAATGGTTTTGTTAAATACGGTGGTGGAAGTGCAGTACAGCCTACAGGAGGTACAGCAACGATACTTGGTGTGTTTCCATATGCTGATGGAGTTATTGTAGCAGCCGGTACAAATATTTATTTTAGTAACACTGGTACAAGTTGGTTACAGATTAATAGAAGTTCTGTAGCAGGTAGTGGAGATGACCATACAGCCTTTACAGGACGTAGTGTACTTGCAAGAACTGGACAAGGACAATGTCAGTTTGCTTTGTTTGAAGGAGCTACATTTGATTATGGTCAAGTTATTATATCAGATGGAGCTAATGAACCTTACATATTTAGAATGGAAGGTACAGGTGCTTTAAATACTAGAACATTCTTTTCAGAAGAAATAACAGTTACAGGAACAAAGCACGTAAAATATATTACAACTCACGATAAGCATTTAATTGCTGCAGGAGTTGAAGATAACTTAAACACAATATATTATAGTTCTACATTAGACCCCACAAGTTTTAGTGGTACAGGTTCAGGGTCAATAGTTTTAGAAGACCAAATAGAAGGCATCAAAGGTTTCCGTAATGAACTATTTATATTTTGTACAAACAG